TTAACGGCCGTGGCACTTCTTGAATTTTGTCCCGCTGCCGCACCAGCAGGGCTCATTGCGCCCCGGAATTCGTGCTGGGCGTTCGGCTAATGCTGACGATGAAGTCGTTAGCTCAATAGTCCGGCGGCTCAATGCTAGCGCGTCCGCTTTAATTGCGTCCGAAGTCATCTGCTCGCGCCGAATCCAGTATGTAGTTGCGCGGGTGTACTGGCCCTGCTCGTTGACTCCAATAACAAGCAGCATCACCTGCTCGACCTCGAGGGATTCAGCTACGGCTTGTGCTTTGAACTGAGCGGCTGAGACGTCAGGAGTATCACCCTCGCGATGCATCCAAAACAGCAGCCCCACGTCAACGCGTAATGCAAAATAACGGTGTTTGTACTGGCGGAGGCTTTTTCTCAAAGGTTCAAGCTGCTGAGCCAAGTCCTTGCGACCTTCGAAGCTAAAATCTCGCAACTGGTTATCAGCCTTGATCCAACCGGAAGCTCGAGTCTCATCCAAAGCAGTGAGTAACCCTTGCAGCTCTTCTGGAATTTCTTGTTTAGGTGGCTGCGTTTTTTCCCATTCATGCTGGCTGAAATAATCATCCACAATGGAACTCATACCATCCATGGTAATGAGGGTTGCCCCTTCCTTCAGTTGTCGTCGCACAGTTTCGCAAAAGCGATTGTTCGTAATGTATGACCCCAGATGATCAAATTCGTCGAACAGGAATACCTCTTTGATCCCAGCAGCTTCCTGCCGGATACTCAGATAATGGATTAGTGCTCCGGGGCTTGGAAGGAAACGATTGAGAACCAGCAGCTCGTCGATGGCCACGGAGATAAATGGATACTTGCCCAAAATTGGACTGATGCCTGTCAGTTGTTTGCTACCAGTGGAAAAAGGCGAATAAGACTCAACTGTTAATCCTACGGGCAGAACCATCCAGTAGTCGGAAAGACGGATTCGAGCCACCTCTTCATACCGGCCATCCTTGAATTCGTATATTGGCACTTCGTCCGCTGAAGCAAGGTATTCAATGAACCGCTGACATTGATCGTAGGCTTTTACGACCAAGTCACGCACTGCCCTTGCGTGGCGCTCGAAACTCTCGGCGGGTGATGCAATGGTCGCGGCTGCGCCTGACTTCGCCTCAATTACAGCTAGTACTCCATCGAGCATCACCAAGGTGTCGTTTTCGAACCACTTACCATCGCGACGGTAATAAACCTCGTTCAGAATTTTTGCGCCTTTTAGCTGGCGACCGAAAATTTTTACAAATGAGCTCTCACTCCAATCCTTCTGGTTTTGTTTGAATTTTTCGGAATATCCAGGATCTCGAACTAAAAGGTTGTACAGAATCGCTCGGTACGCGGCATCTCGGGCAAAACTTGGGTCGGTTAGGTAATGAGCACCATCTATTTTGATCAGCGGTTTTTTGCGTGCGGGCAGCGTACGAAATGGAGTTCCTGAGTAATCTCCAGGAGCATAGAACTCTGTCTCTTCGGCCAACTCATATGAGAGATCATCTAAAAGAATATCTGGGAGTTTGGTATGGTGCCGGGCGTTGCAGATACCCCCTTGAAAAAGATCAACGAATGCAGCGCTAGCTGAGTCCGCCTCTTCCGCACGCTTGGCTCTCCACTGCTTCATGCCTTCTTCCATTGACTGTCCGCGAGACTGCACAAACTGTTGTGCATTAATCATGGAGCTTTCAATTGCACGAGCGGCCTTGTCGTGTCCCATGCGTATTGAGTTGGCTAGCGCTTGTATGCCGATTGCTACATCGTTAGCCCCTACGCCATAGGTGTGTAGAAGGGCATCATTGTGTGGTTGAAGGGCGAAGCTAAAAAACTCTTCCTCCAATACCTGGTAGCGTCCTCCACGAATCAATACCCACGTGGTTAGGGCATGAAACATGAGGTCCTTCGTTCCAGGACCATACTCGGTTTCGGAGGTTTCCGAGGTGACCAGCATCGTAGCGATCATTGATGCCATTCTCAGCTCCGCGGCGACGAGAATGATCTCCGCGCAGATAGACTCATCGAGGGCGGTATCGACTTGCAGCGGAGTCGTCGCCAACACGGCATGAACGTATTCAAGCAGGAATTGGGCTTCATCAACGTTAAGCTTTGCTAAAGACTTTGCCGTCTTGTTTGGTGCGTCCTCGTCAGACCTTGTGATTCCGCTAAACAGTAGACCTGCGTAGATATACCCCAGAAAATCCTTGGGAGGTTGAGTCGTAATCAATTGCCGCAACCTCAGCGCCAAAGTTTTCAAATCGTTCAACGCTTCTGATACGTGTGTTTCAGAAAAAGCATTTTCACTTGAACTCATGGCGACGATCCTTGGCAACGTTCGAAGATCAGAACATTACATCAATTTAACGCAGACCATGTCGGGCCTACGTTCAATCTGTTCTAAATCCCAACATCTTCGAGACAATACCCGCCATGCTCTTTGTGTCCTTCGGTATCCATCTCCCGTAGTGCTTTCGTACCATGGTTGTATCGGCGTGCCCTAGCTGCCTAGCCACCCATTCGACCGGAACGTAGCTCGAAAGCATCTGACTGGCAAAGGTGTGGCGACATTGGTTCGCTCCGCGATGACGGACTTCCGCCTTTTTGAGATGAGCGGTGAACCAGTTGCTCAATGTTTTGCCGCTCCAGAGTAAGCCACTGGTGGAGCTACGGAAAAGGAACCTCACCTTCATTTTCTTGGAGGTGATGTTGTCGCGCTGGATAACTGTGATCTCTTCGGCTTGTGCGTCTTTGGCGGCGGCCACAATCTCTCGCATAAGTTCGAGGGCTGGATCTATCAGCTCGACGACTCGTACCCTTGAGCGTTCCTTGGGGACTTTGAATTCTCCTACGACCAATGCCCGGCGGACGTGTATCAGGCCGGCTTGAAGATCGACGTCTTCAGCAGCTAGTCCGATAAGCTCGGACAGAGACAGCCCGGCCCAGCAGTTGAACTCAATCATTCGGGCGTCAGCTCGCCGGCCGGGATCCGCTTTACCGATCAACTCGATCTCGGTGCGACTGAAGGGGTCAGCATGCTCGAGGTCGACGTCTGACCCGACGTTGCTGATCCGGTCGAGCGGGTTGGCTTTCAGTATTCCGTCACCGAATGCGTCGGCCCAGACTCCGCGAACGACGGTGAAAATGTCGTTCGCTGTCTTCGGAGCCAGGCCTTGCTTCAGCAACTGCGCTTGAAACAGCTCGATGTCGCTCTTGCTGATGTCGACAATGCGACGCTTACCGAACTTCTTCTCGACGTGCACGGCTTTGCTGACATAGTTGACGACGGTGCTCGAAGCCTTGAGCGCGCGTTGAACCTCTAGCCACCGATCAATACCTTCTTTCACGGTACGCTTAAGCGAAGGGCCGCCAGAGCCTGTGAACATGGCGGCCCTGGGCGATTTGGGAAAGTGGGCAGCGTAGTCGAAGCGGCCCTCTTTGATCTCTGCAAGGATTGTGCGTCGCTTGTTGTCGGCATAGGCAATCGCAGCTTTGTTTACCTTTGAAATCCCTTCCAAAGGTTCCCGGCATCGCTGGCCATTGAAGATGAACCAGATACGCAACTGCTTACCGTTCATCTCGACGCCAGTGGGCATCTTGTCCGTCATGGTTGGCCTGCCATCCATTTTTCAATTGCTTCCTTGTTGTAAACCAGCACATTCGCCGGATCTGTCCGATAATGCTTACCCTCCAGCCAAAGTCCTCGAGAGCGATACTTGCGGACTGCTTCTGTGCTGAGACCGAACACCGGATAAAGCAGGTCTTGGCGAAACCAAGCGCCTGGTGATATGTGAAAATCGATTTTCTCGGCGGCGCTCATGCATCAGCCTCCGGTTTCTGACAAACGAGTGCGGCATGCTTCCACGCTCTGCGTTTCCAGGCTACAAAGCCTGCCCGGTAGGCGTAATGCTCACGGGCGAATGAGTCGGATGTCTTCGCGCCTGGTGCAGTGATATATGTCTCTCGCTGCACGCAGTACTGCAGTCCCTCCAGTACGGGAAACTCCTTCTCGTACTCGGCGCGCTCGTCTATCTGCACTACGTCGGCGGCTATCTTTGGTGGACTTTCGGGAATGCATTCAGGATGCGTATACCCCACAACAGGCTGCGCGGGCGGGCGACTGTGAGCGATTAGCGTTGCATTGGGTGTCGCTGCCTCGCGCAGCTTTTCGTGGGGTATAAGCGCCTCGGTGGTGCTGTAGGAAGGGGCAATAATGCCTACTGCTGCGCAGCAGAGGCTGTTTGTTTCTAGCGTGTCGACGCTCGCTTCTTCGCAGAGCAAAGCGGTCGTTAATTGGGTGTTGTGCTGGTCCTTTTGCATGCCGCTTTCCTCCGAGGTTCGAATGCGTGTTGGTTCTTGAGCCGCTGTTGGGGCGTGAACCGGGTTGCGGTGACTGTTGGAATGGGGGCAGATCTGGCTCATGCGGCGCTCTCCTGATTTGCCGGCTCCAACAGGGATGCGATGGCGAGCGCTTGATCGCGCAGGACGCGGGTTTCGCGCTCGAGTTTTTTTCCCGTGCGGAAGGCTGCGAATGTCTCGGCGGCAATGCGGAGCTTCTCGGCGATGTTGAGCAGCGTCTGGCATTCAGGTTCACCAAGCGTCAGCGCTTGCTGAAGGCGTTTGCTGAATTTGGCCAAGCGGGCGTGGTCGGCTTTGATGAAGTCGAGGGAGGCCCTTAATTCGCGAATAGTCTTGGCGCTTTCGGCGCGCTGGATATCGTCGCTTTCTTTCACGCCGGCGGACCTGCCGTCGCTATGGCCCATGAAGTAGCCAGCCCAGACTAATAGCCCGGCCAGCGTGATCAGTACGATGAGTGCGCAGATTTGAATTGCAGTCATGTGGTGTGCTCCTGGTGGTTTTGTTGGCTGGTGGTGGCAGCCGTTGGTGTTACTGCTCTGGCTCGGTTGAATCAGTTTGTGGTCGCGGCATGTCCTCATCTGCTCTATAGGCCCTGATATCGATCAGGGCTGCGACATGCTTGATGTGGGCATACCTCAACGCCTTGACGCTGTGGTCCAGGGTGGTCACCGGCAACTGAATGCGGCCGCTGTTGATCGCCTCAGTGAATGTCTTTTCATTGAGGTTCTTGAAGTAATGCACGCGCAGCTTTTCCAGGGGGATAAGCACGTCGCCAAAGAGTTGGTGCAGCATCTCGACGGTTGCGCTATCCGGCGCGGGTTGCAGCCGTAGCGGTGTTTGACTGTTGTTGCTCATGGATGGCGGCCTCCTTGCGTTTGAGTCGTGATGGGTGGTTCCAGGCATTCAGGCAGTGGCGTTTGGTCAGCACCCGCAGATGTTCCGGCACTTCGAGGAGCGCGGCATTGCGCTCCTCGCGTGTGTGCATGGCGACGATCTGGCGGGCGTATTCCCTAGGCCACGTCACGGTTGTCTGCCGGGATGGCTGGCAGTTCGAGGCCCAGCTGACTTGCCAGCCAGGGCATGCCGGCTTGCCGGACCTTCGTCGACTGGCTGTATTGCATTCCGGCCGTCTCGTGGTACCAGTTGCCATTCTTGATCCGCAGGTATTCCCGGTCGCGTACAGGGAATGCCGGGAGGTTGCGGTCAGTGAGCAAGCCCTTGTCACGCATCAGCGCGATCAGTTTGGGGCGGGTGAGGCCGAAGTACTTGGCCGCTTTATCCAGGCTACGTTCCATCGCGACCTCCTAGGCTGCATGCGCGGCGGGAGTCGCCACGGCTGCCAGGTGGGTGATGGATTCGGCCACCATGGAGTAGATCTCCACGTCACTGCCGCACACCGTGAAGCACTTGCTGAATGGCTTCTTGACGCCGATGCTCATGATGGTGGTGATGCCAGTGCGGGTTTTGTTGCGATGGATTGCCAGGTTGATAGGTTGCTCAAAACCCATATCGAGGCTGAGCGCGCCGCCGGTTTGCACCAGGTCGAACACACGCTGCTTGTGTTCAATTTCGAAGACGCCGTAGCGGCGGTCTGCGTGTGGCACAGACGACGGATCGCTTGGACTGTCTGGCCCGTTGACGATCTCTTCAATGAAGTCCGCAAGCTTAAGATGCATCTTTTTGCTGTTGGTCAGGGTCAGCGTGTGGCGTTCGCAGCCCAGCTCAATTGTGAAGTGCGTGTCGGCTTTGCAGCGCTCAACTTTCAGGCGGAAGGCTAGGGCCTCCCGCTGAACTTCGGCACGCAGCAGGTGGTTGAAGGTTTCGGTTAGGTTTACCTGAGCCTTGAGAAGGGTCAGGGTGCGGTTGTCGAGTTTGTACTTGCTCATGCCGCTTGCCCTCCGCCGTTTGGATCGAACGGGCAGAGCGCGTTGCGTTCTTTAGGCTTAGGTTTGGACGCGATGAATGTGCAGCCGAGGTCTTGCGCTAGGCGGCGGATTTCAAAGATGCGGGAGGGGTTGGCAGCGGCCGGGTGGACGTGCAGGGTAGCTGTGGTGTGCATGGTGTTGCCTCGCTCTGTGGTGAAAGAGTTAGGCAAATATCAACCGCTGGTTGATTAATGTCAACCGAAAGTTGATTTATGAAAAGCTTGTTCTTGCTCACGCGTGAGCAATCTGCTATCAAGTCACGCGCCCACTGCGCTTAGAGGATCTGAAAGCGGAAATCGCTGCTATGGAGGGGGAGGGCTTGAAGCAATTTACAGATATCGTTGGTTTGTTCGCTGATATTTTTACTATCGGTGCTTCTGCAATTGCAATATATCTTTTTGTATTTAAGCGCGATGCGATCGCATCAGTATTCTCACTGTTGCTAAATTATTCCTATCAGTTGTCTTTGACAGAATTGAAGGAGAAGTTAGATCGTATTAATGAGTATACCGCAACTAATGACGAAGAAAATCTTGTGATAATGAATATATTGCATGAGTTTCTAGGGCAGGTTAGAGGTAATGATAAGCTTAAGTTAATCATGGCAGAGCAAGTAATTTTGATTGAAGGTGTTATAACCAAAAGTGACAAAGGTAAAAAAATCACGGAGCCAATGAAAAGAGCTTTGGTGAGTGAGATTAGAGAAAAGATCAGACATCTTAATATTCAAGTTATTGATGAGATTGTTGGGGGGCGTACATGAGCAAGATTGTAGTTGCAGTCAATGTTATGATCACAGAGAAAGACAAAATCTCCGACGTCGTTGACGGTGGTGGTGATGGCGAGATGTTCTTTCTCTATGATGGAAAGCATAAGTGGTCGATGATGATTGGTGGCGAAGGATACGTCCTATTCTATTATCCCGGGAGAGCCGACATTCATCATTTGGCTTCATACACACCCGATGAGTGGCCCGAGGATATTGATATGGTTATATATCGAGTGAAAGACATCGGTACTAAAGAAGCAAAGGAAAGCTTTGCGGATCTATATGCAGTATTAAAAGCCAAGAAATGGAATATGGATAGCGTTCTTGACGAAATAATCGCGACCGGGCCTTTTTGAGCTTGGTGGGGTCATTCAGGTATGAACGATCCCACCACTTTTCCACAAATGTGAGTTTCTTCAGTAATGTCAATTATTGGATATTGAGGGTTTATAGGCCTTAAAAATTGCCTTCCGGCATCTTCTACCAATATTTTAAAAGTGGCCTCATTAGTACGTGGAACCCGAGCTATCACCCTATCTCCAGTTTTAGTCTCCGCTTCTGGATCTACAAATATGATACATCCAGTTGGATAGCTACGACCGGGACCAGGATTCGTCATGGAGTCGCCGAGAACTTTGAGGGCATATCCGTTCTTGCTGATTGGTACTGGGCAGGATAGCCATGACTCTCCATCATGTTGCTCAAAATTTGACTCACACCATGCACCGGCCTGTACCCACGATATCAGTGGGACCTTTCCAAAAAGTCGAGTTACTTCGCGAATATTGCTGTCAACGCGTGGACTGAGCTGATGAACGTTACTGCTCACCGTTTGATTTTTGGGTAGCACACCGTACTCCAGCCACTCCCTTCGCACCTTCAACCACGAGCACAGTATAGCCATGCTGTCGGCTTCAGGGATGGCGTCCCCGTTCAACCATTTGCTCACCGCCTGGGGGCTCTTACTCACCCCAAGACTTTTCAAGTGCTTATGAATATCCACCCCACGTCCCCGGGTGCGTACACCGGCATCGTCGAGTGCTTCGTGAAGGCGCGCCGTGAAAGCTGCCCGTAGCTCATTCTTATCAACCATGAGTTGATACTCTCACAGGGGTTGCGCAATAGTCAGTTGATGTTAATATCAACCGCGAGTTGATAAATGGAGGTTGCCATGTTGGACCCCGCAGATTTTCCGAACGCCATCGCGTTCGCATTTGAAGCAGTAGGCGGCATCGGAGCCGCCGCCAAGGTATGTGACAGGAGTTACCAAGCACTCAATAAATGGCGCTTGGCTGCCAGCCTTCCACGCACCGATTACACAGGTGAAACGCACTACGCGAAGCTTCTAGCGACTGCTGCAGAGCAAAAGGGCAACGCGTTTGACGCTGCCTGGCTGCTCAACGCATCGGCCCCGCAAAAAGCTGCAGCGTAGATAGAAAAAAGGCGACCCAAGGGCCGCCCAGTTCCTCCCGGCACACACCACCACAGTGCTGTCGGGTCGCGACGAAGGTAGGAGGGCACACCACATGCAAACCACCTCCCTTTATCGCGCTGCCAAGACACGGATGTCTTGGGTTGCTGCCTTTTCCACCACAGATTAGGCAGCTGTTGCGCCAGAGGTGAGCAACGGATTGTTCGCCTCGGCACGGTGCCGGTTTCGATCCCTAAGATCTAGCCGGCGTTTGGGCCCTTTCAAGCCACGCGGCAAATGTATCATCACTACACGTCGCGGGGCACTGGCAACTTAGTAGGATTAATGCCATGAGCCGAGTAGCTTTAAGCTGTGTTGATCGAGCGCAAAAGGAAATACTGACGCTCGAATTAGCCCTGTACCACGCCGCACGGGACTATCCCGGCGGTGCCGCAGCAATCGCCGCCACCACCGGCCGCAATGCCACCACGCTGCAGCACAAGTTGTCTCCCACCCATCCCTCGCACACCGTCAACATCCAGGAGTTCGGCGAGATCCTCGAACTGACCAAGGACCGCCGCATTCTCGATGCGGTGCACGCCCTTGTGGGCGACACGATCTGGCAGGAACTGGCTGAGGCGTACACCAATGACATGCCTGAGACCCTGACCACGGGTATCGCCATGTTTTTCCGGCAGGTTGCCGATTTGTCTGAAACCTGGGCCAAGCACATTGGCGACGGCAAGGTCGATGACCGTGAGCTGGCTGAGATACGCCAGTTGGTGTTTCGTGGCATTCAGGGGTTGCTGGGCATGTACAACCGCGCCCGCTACGTCAACCAGACGACTTGTGGGGTGGAACGTGGCTGATATCGCTGACTTCGCAAATGACCTGGTGCAAAAGCGCATAGATCAGGCCGTCGCTGCACGCCTGGCACTTATGTCCAACACGGCTCAGCATTCGCTGATGTTCTGTGAAGAATGTGATGGCCCCATCCCCGAGGCCCGTCGTTTGGCACAGCCGGGTTGCACGCTCTGCATTGAATGCAAGACCGCCGATGATCAGAGGGCTGCCCGTTATGCTCGATGATGTGATCAATCAGTTCGCGGACTATGGTCTTGAGCCCGCTCAACCCTTGGTATTCGGCAAGCTCACCCGCTGCAAAACCACCCAGGACAAAGGCAAGGAAAAAAACGGCTGGTACGTCATCCATGAACACCGCACCGAAAAAAACGAGACGCTGATCTTCGGCAGCTTCGGTGACTGGCGTTCTGGCGATACGCAGAAGATCAAGGTCAAACCCGGACGTATGAGCCCCGAGGAGCGCGAAGTCATGCGCGCTCGCCAGGAAGATGCCAAGCGTAAGGCTGCCGAGATCGCAGCCAACGCATCACGCCGAGCGGCCAACCGTGCTGCCGGCCTGTTCAAGCGCATGCCCGAAAAGGGCAAGAGCGCCTATCTGGATCGAAAGCAGATCGTTGGCTTCAAGGTTCGCTATGCGCCACGTACTGGCGCATTTTTGGTGCCCATGTGCAACGTCCGCGATCAGATCGTCGGCCTGCAGGTGATCTTCCCGTTCAAGCAAGAAGGTACTGGGCGGGATAAGCAGTACTGGCCGCACGGTATGTCAAAAGAGGGGGCTTTCCACCTGATCGGTCCCCACCCCGAGCCCGGCGAACCGGTGCTGGTGTGTGAGGGCTACGCCACAGGCGCAAGCCTGCACATGGCGACTTCGCTCACTGTCGCCATCGCCTTCGACGCGGGCAACCTGCTGCCTGTCTCCAAGGCAATGCGCGAGCGCTTCCCTGGCTGCCCACTTATCATCTGCCGGGACGACGACTGGAAAACCAAGCGTCCCAATGGTGACCCCTGGAACCCCGGTGAAGAGAAAGCCAACAACGCCGCGCTGGTCGTCGGTGGTCAGGTGGTTGCCCCGATGTTCTCCGGCGAGCGTGAGATCAAGTGGACCGACTTCAACGACCTGCACGTCGCCGAGGGGTTGGAGGCCGTTCGCCGCCAGGTGCTTGCGGTGGTCAAGCCTCCTGCAGCGGGTGGCTGGAAGGATCAACTGGCCCGCACCGAAAACGGCTCCCTGATCGCGCACATGCAAAACGTCGAGCTGATCCTGGGCAATGACGAACGCTGGGCCGGGGTCATCGGCTACAGCGTGTTCAGCTCCAAGATCGTCAAGCTGCGGTCTGCACCATTCGGCGGCGGTGCCGGCGACTGGGCCGACATTGACGACATGCGAGTGATGAAGTGGCTCGCGCAACAATACAACTTGCGGGTCAAAGCGTCCCATGTGATCGAAGCGGTCAGCGTGGTTGCCCACGACCACGCCTTCCACCCGGTGCGTGAGTACCTGGAGAAGCTGGAATGGGATCGCGTGCCACGCATTGAAACCTGGCTGACAGACGTGCTGGGCGTCCAGGCCAGTGAGTACTCGGCCAAGGTCGGTAAGCGCTGGCTCATCTCAGCGGTTGCCCGTGTGATGCGTCCAGGCTGCAAGGCAGACTCGGTGATGATCCTCGAAGGCGGGCAGGGCGCCGGTAAGTCCACGGCCATGGGCGTGCTCGGTGGCGAGTGGTTCATGGACACGCCCTTTGCCCTCGGCGACAAGGACAGCTTCCAGGCGATTCGTGGCAAATGGATCGTCGAACTGGGGGAACTGGACAGTTTCAACAAGGCTGAAAGCACCAAGGCCAAACAGTTCTTCTCTGCGTCCACCGACACCTACCGCGAGAGCTACGGCCGCAGAACGAATGACGTGCCACGCCAGTGTGTTTTCGTGGGCACCACCAACCAAGAGGAGTACCTCAAGGACGCCACGGGCAACCGTCGTTACTGGCCGGTGTTCTGCAACAAGGTCGATCTGGAGCAACTGCGCGAGATCCGCGATCAGCTATGGGCCGAGGCGCTGTTTTGCTTTGAGGCGGGTGATATTTGGTGGGTGAACAAGGACGAATCCAAGATGTTCGCCGAGGCTCAAGACGAGCGCTTTGTGGTGGATGAATGGGAGGGGCCAATCCTGGCCTGGATGGAAGAGTCGCAGATCGGGGAGACCGCTACCGGCAACGAGATCCTGACCCAGGCGCTGAAGCTGGACTTCGGCCATTGGGGCAAGCCCGAGCAGATGCGGGTTGGGGCGATCATGCACCGGTTGGGATGGCGCAAGCGGCGTATGCCCGCGCTGCCAAAAAGCGGGGTGCGCCCATGGGCCTATGAAAAGCCTGCGGGCTGGGGGCGTGCGTCTGCGTTGCAGCAGGCGGTGATTGAGGAGCCTTGCTTTGATTAAGCGAATCGATGAGATGCTCAAACTGTGGGCGCAGGATCTGCATTCGCCTGTGCCAGACGGTGCTGGCGGACCGAGTGGCGGCAACATGATCGCCATGCTGATGGAGTGCAAAGGGGAGTTGATACGTGGCACGCGGGGTAGTCGGGTGCTGCTGGATGAATCGGCCGACATAGAGCTGATCGTCAGGAAACACCTGCCGCCTCGTCTTGCCCTGGTCGTATGGGAGCACTACTGCAACCACGAAAGCTTCCTCTCGCAGAAGCTGTTGCACTGCGCCTGCAGTTCGAGGACCTATTACATGCGGCTACATGACGCGCATGTGTTCATCCAGGGGATGCTGATGGGGAAAGCTGCATGACCCTCGGCGTCACTCCGTGTGCCCCTGTCCTACTGTCCCACCTTGTCCGACTCGCATTTAGCGCAGTTGGACAGGTGCAGGCCGCGCCGATACCTGGCTGTCCTACTGTCCAACCTTCACCCGTTCCACGCACACATGAGCATAGCGGGGACGTAGTCGCGCCCATGGCGCGCACGCGTGCTTTTAGCTTTCTCTATACACAAGAGAAAAGTAAAAAAGGTAGGACAGTAGGGCAGAGCCCCGAATTCAGGGACCTGTAGCTGTCCTACTTCGATCCATAATAGTGGGACAGGCAAGACAGGGCACCAGAAGCGATAGCCGATTGAATGCGTTGTACCTGCGTTACACCTGCGTCATACCTGTATTGCACCCGTATTGCGCTATGGCATTAAAACCCGCTTGCTGCCAGTAAAGTCCACCTGTAAAAAGTACCCATCTTCGATAGGTGCGACCGCAAGCAGCGGGACACACCACCACACTGAACCCGGCCATTGCGCCGGGTTTTTGCGTTTATGGGGTAGGGCGATGACGAACGAGCAGCAAGCGCTTATTGATATGCCGATCTGGATGGTGATCGTGCTGTCCCTGGTCGGCGGCATATCCGGCGAGGCATGGCGCGCCGACAAAGCGGGGGTAAGCGGCTGGTCCTTGATTCGCCGCTTGCTCCTTCGATCCGGGGCATGCGTGGTCTGCGGGCTTTCCACCATGATGTTGCTACACGCTTCGGGCATGTCGGTCCTGGCGGCAGGGAGCATCGGATGCCTCACCGCGATGGCCGGCGCCGATGTCGCCATCGGGCTGTATGAACGCTGGGCCGCCAAGCGGTTGGGCGTGTGCGATGTGCCGCCCTCGGGCAGTGGTCAGGCATGATGCGCTGGAGGTCACGGATTACGTGGCCTGTAGCGGAGCGCGTCAAAATGGTGCGCCGAAAGTCGCCGGGGACCCTGGCGGCATTCGATGGACACGGGGCATGAAACCCGCGGGAAAGCGTTAGCGGCAGGGCTGCCAGCTTACTGAAATTCAATCCATTGAAATTGAAAGGTTTCCATTGAAAAGCCGTTGAAAAGGAGGGCTTATGACGGATCCACTGTTCCTGTCTAAAAGCGCTTTCGCGGTTCGCATCGGCAGGACGCCGAGCTACATCACCTGGCTGAAAGGCAACAACCGCCTAGTGCTTTCGCCAGATGGCAAGAAGGTCGACGTGCTGGCAACCGAAGCGCTGATTCTCGAAACCGCCGACCCCAGCAAGGCCGCCGTCGCGGCTCGCCACCAGCAAGACCGGCTCCAGCGTGACGTTTACAGCCAACTGTCCCCCATGGTCGAACCGACTAACACGGCTGCGCCGCCGCAGCCTGCTGGCGCGAAGAGCGGGCAACCTGACTTCCAGAAAGCCCGCGCGCACCGCGAGTACTACCTGGCCCAGCTGGCCGAAGCCGAGTTTCACAAGGTGCAAGGCTCGCTAGTGGACATGAAGGCGGTCACCACCGGGGCCTACAACGCCGGACGCATGCTGCGCGATCAACTGCTCAGCATGCCCCCGCAACTGGCCCCTGAATTGGCGGCGATGTCCGACCCTTGGGAAATTGAGCAGCACCTGACCAAGGCGCTAAGGCTGTCCCTGGAAGAGGCCGAGCGCATGTCTTCGGCCGACCTTGAACGCGATCTGATCACTACGAGTTAACCCATGCAAACGGAAAAACCTGACGGCGCTGAGGTGTACCGTGAGGCGTATTTCCGTGGGCTGCGTCCAGACCCCAGCCTTTGGGTGGACGAGTGGGCCGACGAGTACATGCGCATCCCACGTGATACCGGCGCCGCCGAGCCAGGGAAATATCGCACCGTGCGAACGCCCTACGCACGCGAGCCGATGCGGTGCCTGTCACCGGCTCACCCGTGCAAGCGCGTAGTGACGATGGTTGCCTCGCAGCTGATGAAAACCCAGATTGCCTTGAACTGGATCGGTGCGCTGATCCACATGGTGCCGTCGAACATCCTCACGCTGCTGCCCAGCCTAGGCCTGGCAAAGCGGGTGTCGTCGCGGATCGGCAAGACCATCAAGGCCACCCCGGTGCTTCGCGAACGTGTGGCGGCGAGCCGCTCGCGGGACTCGCGCAACACCATGGACACCAAGGAGTTCGAAGGCGGCTCGCTGTACGTCACCACCGCCGGTTCTGCGGCCAACTTGGCCGAGCTGTCGGCGCGCTACGTATACGGCGATGAGATTGACCGTTGGGAGGTCGACGTAGGCGAAGAGGGCGACCCCATCGAACTGGCAGAAACGCGGGGCAGTACCTTCGGCCGCAATGCCAAGTTCTACTTCTCCAGTTCGCCGACGATCAAGGGCGCCTCGCGCATCGACGATCTGTTCGAGGGTAGCGACCAGCGTTACTACTACGTGCCGTGCCCGACCTGTGGGCACATGCAGACCCTGGAGTGGGAGCGGCTGCATTACTCCCAGGACTTCAGCGTGGTGCATTACGAATGCGCCGGGCCTGACTGCGATGTGCTGATCGAGGAACACCACAAGGGCGATATGCTCGCCCGTGGTGAGTGGCGCGCCCATGCCAAGGGCGATGGCGAGACGGTCGGCTTCCACCTTAACGCGCTGTATTCACCGTTGGGTTGGACGGGCTGGAAGTCGCTGGCGAAGCAATTCGAGAAGGCGAAAAAGGCCCAGGCCAAAGGCGACCTTGAACCCATGCAGGTGTTCTACAACACCCGTCTGGCTAAGGTGTGGGACAGCGCGCAAGAGCAGACCAAGGCATCGGTACTGATCGAGCGGGCACGCCGGGAAGGGTTCTCCCTCGGTGCGATGCCCGCCGCCGTGATGATGATCACGGGCGCCGTCGACGTACAGGCCGACCGTCTGGAGTTCATGGCAATGGGCTGGGGTGTCGGCATGGAACGCTGGGTCATTGACCACCGGGTGATTGCGGGCGACCCGTCGGACGAACGCACCTGGGCGGTGCTGGATGAACTGCTGAAAGAGCGGTACCGGCATCCCTGCGGCGTCGGCCTGGGCATTCTCGCGGTCGCCGTCGACTCCGGCGGCCACCACACCGACGAGGTCTACCAGTTCTGCCGCGTGCGGCGCTGGCGCAACATCTTCGCCATCAAGGGCGCGAGCAAACCCGGTAAGCCGGTGATCGCTCAGCGGCCGTCCATGGTTGATGTGACCTGGAAGGGCCAGACCGAACGCGGCGGCGCCGAGCTGTGGTTTGTCGGTACCGACACCGCAAAGGACTGGATCTACAACCGTTACCCGTTCGAGTCCGGCCCAGGTGCGCTGCACTTTGCCAACGACCTACCGGACGAGTTCTTTGCCCAGTGCGTGGCCGAGCGCAAGGTCGCCAAGTACGTACGGGGCCACAAGCGTATCGAGTGGATCAAGGGCAAGGCCGAGCGCAACGAAGCCCTCGACCTGATGGTGTATTGCCTGGCGATGGCGCATTACCTCGGCATCAACCGGTATCAGGAACACGACTGGGACCGGGTACGGAATTCACTGGCACAGGCCGGTTTGTTCGATGAAAAGGTGGTCGCTGCTGAGCGTGTAACGGTTGCCCCACAGGCTACCGCGACACCGCAAGTGGCGCCGCAACCCGTTGCCCCGGTCGCCCCACCGCGACCCGCTGCACCCCCACAACGCCGCAGTTCCACCAGCGGTTACCTGAAGAGACGCTGATATGTCGTTTACTCCGAAGCACCTCGAAGCCATCGAGCGCGCCATCGCACGTGGTGAAAAGACCGTGCGCTACAGCGACCGCACGGTGGAATACCGCTCCATCGACGAACTGCTCAAGGCCCGCGACGAGATTCGCACGTCGCTGACCAACGCTGCCGGGCCGCGCTCTCGCGTGGTTCGGCTCATGCATGGAGGCAAAGGACTCTAATGGCCCGACATTATCCGACGCTAACCCGTAATGGATTCTTGCTGCCGTCGAACATCAAGGCCAGTTACGAAGGCGCCGGAGAGGGCCGACGTTCGGCCAGTTGGGAAGCCACCGACAACGGCATCAACAGCATCAACACCCCGGCACTGCGCAACCTGCGGGCTCGCTCGCGAGCGGCGGTGCGCAATGACCCGTATGCCTTCAACGTCATCGACAAGCGCGTCAGCAACCTGATCGGCACTGGCATCACGCCCAGGCCGACCACGGACGACGCGGCACTTCGCAAACTCAAGCAGCAGCTGTGGGATGACTGGGTGGATGAGGCGGACGCGGACGAGCTGACCGACTTCTACGGCATGCAGGCCCTGGTGGCGCGCACCGTGGAAACCGCTGGTGAATGCTTTGTGCGGTTGCGGCCGCGCAGCCCGAGCGAAGGTTTGGCGGTGCCGCTGCAGCTGCAGGCGCTGGCGCCTGAATTTGTCCCTCACGACAAGTTTGAGACGGCTAAGAATGGCAACGTCATCCGCGCCGGGATCGAGTTCAATCCGGCCGGCAAGCGTGTGGCGTACTGGATGTACTTGTCGCACCCACGCGATTCGTCGTCGTTAAACGTTGGTTACAACCAATTGGTGCGCGTGCCGGCGACGCAGGTGCTGCATATCTTCGAACCGATGGAACCAGGACAACTGCGCGGCGTACCACGCTTGGCCCCGGTGTTGAAACGCTTGCGAAGTCTGGACAACTACGATGACGCGGTGTTGTTCCGCCAGGAGGTGGCAAACCTGTTTGCCGGCTTCATCAAGCGTCCTGCACCTGAGGCCGGGCCGCAAGCGCGCAACCCGATGACCGGAGAGCTGCTGGTCACCGACCGCGACGGCTTCACGCCCATGGTCGCCCTGGAACCCGGCACCATGCAGGAGCTGGGGCCAGGTGAAGAGGTGGAATTCTCCAAGCCACCTGACGCTGGCAACAACTATCCAGACTTCATGCGTCAACAACTGATGGCTGCGGCGGCGGGTTCGGGCACGCCGTACGAGATCCTCACCGGCGACATGCGCGAGGTCAACGACAGGGCGCTGCGGGTGGTGCTCAACGAATTTCGGCGGCGCCTGGAGCAGCTGCAATTCGGCGTGTATGTGCATCAACTGTGTCGCCCGGTGCGTGCTGCCTGGATGGACATGGCGGTGCTGTCCGGCGCCCTGGTGCTGGAGGATTACGCGCAACGTCGGCGCGAATACCTGCGCACACGTTGGGTGCCGCAAGGCTGGGCCTACATCCAGCCGGTGCAGGACGTCCAGGCGCGGCGGATGGAAGTGCAGGCGGGCTTCGGTTCACGCAGCGAAATGTGCCTGCGCAACGGCTACGACGCGGAAACCATCGACGCGGAAAACGCCGCTGACCTCGCCAGGTCCACGGATCTGGGCCTCAACTACACCACGCTTGATGCCATCGAGCCGACAGATGACAAGGAACAACCATGAGTAACAAAGCGATCCCGCGCATTTATGACAAGGCTGGCAAGCAGGTAAAAGTCGCGGATAAGAGTTGGTACACCTTCCAGGCCAGCGGTGAAGCCGAGCAGCAAACCATTGAAGTGTTTGTCTACGGCGAGATCGGAACCTGGGGTGTCAGCGCTAATCAGTTTGTCCAAGACCTGCGCGCCATGGACGACGGCGCATCACCAGTGATTGTTGCGTTCAACAGCATCGGTGGCGACTTGTTCGACGGCCTGGCGATCCACAACGCGCTGTCGCGCTTAGGCGAGCGCTGTACCGGGCGCATTGATGCGCTGGCGGCCAGTGCGGCGAGTGTCGCGGTGTGCGGCGCTCATCGCGTTGTGATCGCGGCCAATGCAATGCTGATGATTCACAACCCCTACACCTTTACCGGTGGTGATGCCGAAGACTTCCGCCGCGTTGCTGATGTGCTGGACCAGACCCTGGAAGCGATCATCGCAGCCTACAAGTCCAAAGCACCGGACATTGACGAGGCCGAGCTGCGGCGCATGGTCAACGCCGAGACTTGGCTGACGGCCAATGAGGCGGTGGCGCTGGGCCTGGCAGATGAAGTGGGCGACGGCCTCAAGGTCAAAGCCTGTCTCGGCCAGGGCAGTGTCTTGCAGCGCTTCCAGCATGCCCCGGCTGAATTGCTCGCTCAACTGGATGAAGAGCCCGACGTCGAACCGCCTGAACCTGTCGACCCACCGGAACCGGCGCCCGTATTGGACGCTGCTGGACTGGCGCTGATGGTCACCAAGGGTTGCGCGGCGGCCGGCATCAGTAACCTGGTGGAGCCGCTGCTCGCCACCACCAGGCTGGAAAGCGAAGCGGTAGTTACGGCAGCACTAACCAACGCGAAAACGCTGCACGGTCTGTGTGTCGCCGCACGATTGCCGGAACTGACCGCTGAGTTTATCTCAGCGGGTCTGGATGAAAGCGCAGTTCGTGCTCGGCTGTTCGACAAGCTGGTCAGCAGCGGCGGTGGTTTTGAGATCAACAACAGCCTGCCGCTGGATAACGACCCGGAACCCACCATTAAGGCCAAACAGGTCGACACTCAATCAATCTGGGCTACCCGTCAGGCAGCACAGAACGGAACCTCGAAAGGAGCAAGAGCATGAAAGTCGAATCGATGCACGCGGGCGAGTTCCTGCTGTCTGAAGGCGCTGGCAACATTTCCCGCGAAGCGATCAACGTCGCCGCCGGCCCAGCCCTGGAGCCGGGCCAGGTCCTCGGCCTGGTCACCGCCACAAGCGAGTTTGCCCCGTACCAGCCAACCGCCGAGGACGGTACCGAAAACGCCGTCGCGATTCTGTATGGGCCGCTGGGCGAGTCCGATGTGGCCCGGCGCGGTCGTGCCATTGTGCGGCTGTCCGAGGTCAGCGAAGCGCACTTGACCGGCCTCGACCCCGCCGCTGAAAAGGCCCTGGCCGCCCATTTCGTGATCGTCCGCTAAGGCTTTCACCTCATCTATCCATCCCGCCGAGTGCGGGATTTTTCGTTTCTGGAGAGTACCTCATGGCCGATATCGCCATTTTTGAAGACGATGCATTCAGCGTCTCCTCGCTGACTGCTGCAATCAATGAGCAGGAATACTTGCCGGGCCGTATTAGCAGCCTCGGCCTGTTCCGCGAAGAGGGTATCAGCACGTTGACCGTGCAGATCGAGAAGGACGGCGACACCCTGGCCCTGGTGCCATCCGGTGAGCGCGGCACCTCGGGTCTGGTGGTTGGCGGGACCAAGCGCACGTTGATCCCTTTCAACACCGTGCACCTCCCTGAGCGCTTCACCATCAAGGCTGACGAGATCCAGGGCATTCGCGCCTTCGGTACCCGCAGCGAATTGCAGGCCGTGCAGGATGTGGTCAACAAGCGCCTGGCAAAGGCCCGACGACAGCTGGATGCCACCCACGAATTCCAGCGCATGGGCGCGTTGAACGGACAGGTGCTGGATGCCGATGGCAAGACAGTCCTGTTGGATATTTATAAATCCTTCGGCGTGAATCGCCAGAAGCTGCCAATGGGCTTGAACAGTCCAGATACCGAGCTGCGGGTCAAATGCGGTGAAGCCCTGGATATGCAGGAAGAAGCCCTCGGCAGCGTCACCAGCAGCGGCTCTCGCGCCATGTGCGGCAAGAACTTCTGGAACAAGCTGATCGTCCACAAGTCGGTCAAGGAGACCTACCTCAACACCATGCAGGCTGCGTCTTTGCGTGGCGATGCTCGTGAAGCCTTCGAGTTCGGCGGGATCGTCTGGGAGCGTTATCGCGGCAAAGTTGCTGGTGTTGCGTTTGTCCACGACGACAAGGCGTTGCTGATCCCCGAGGGCGTCCCTGATCTGTATATCTCGTCCTTCGCACCGGCCGACTACATGGAAACGGTCAACACCCAGGGCATTCCGTACTACAGCAAGATCGAGCCGCTGCCGTTCAACAAGGGTGTGGCCGGCGAAGCCCAGTCCAACCCGCTGCACCTGTGCACGCGGCCTCGGGCGCAGATCCTGCTGGAGATGTGATCGTGGCCTTCCGCGATCTGATCGACGACATCGACGACGTGATCTTCGACACCCTCGGCGACAGCGCCTTGATCGAAGGTCGCACCGAGTCGGTGCTGGGAATGTTTATCGCACCCTGGAAGGCCCCGCAGTTTGGCAAGGTCCACACCGGCTTGCGTGAGCCACGCTTTGAAGTGCGGGTGCGAGACTCGGACGGACTCAGCAAAGGCCTGCGGGTCACGATCGATCTGCCGGCTTTGGATGGCGGCGGCGACTACGACCTGCTGCAGCTGGAGCCCGGCGGCGATGGTCTGGTTGCTCTGATCTTGAGGAAGCGTCCATGAGCATCGGCAGCTATGTGCAACAGAACCGTGACAGCGGGATGATCAACATCCAGCCGTCGGCGTCGCATTCACAGGCTTTGCGCGAGTTTGGCCAACTGGTGCCCAAGGCTGCGGCAGCGGCCCAGCGCCGTGCGATCAACAAGACGTTAGGTTGGTTGCGTACCCACATCGCTCGTGCTGTGGGCAAGCAGGAACGGATTGCCATTGGCGCCGTCCGGCAACGCTTGCGGGCTTACCCGGTCAGCGGCGGGACGATGCGCGGCAAGTTGTGGTTCGGCGTCAACGCTATTGAGGCCAGCCGTATCGGACGGCCTCGGCAATCTCGCGCCGGGGTTTCTGTGGCGGGTAGGCGCTACCAGGGCGCGTTCTTCAAGCAGGTGTATGGCAGCAGCCCCGACATCTGGATCCGCACGTCGAGTAAGCATTTCAACGCCACGGACTATCCCGGCAGCACGCAGGGGCGCCGCAGCTCTGGCTTCGTGGCGGAAAGCGACAACCGCTTCCCGTTGGCGAAAGCCAAGGTTTCGTTGGATCAGGTGCGGCCGCACTTCGACAGTTGGGTGAAACGTGCTGATGAGCGCTTGCTGGAGATCCTCAAGCAAGAGCTGAACTTTGAACTGCAGAAGTACCTCAAGGGGAACGCCCGTGTCTGATCAACCATTCAGCCTCGACCGTCTATATGACGCCATCGAGCTGCACCTGCAGGAGCATTTGCCGGGGATTCAGGGCGCGTCGTTCTGGCCGGATCTGTCTGCAGACACCACTATCCCCACACCTGTGGTGCTGCTGGAAATGGCGGAAATGGAACCCGCGCCGGATATCGGTACCGGCGAAACATCGCTGACCTGCAAGTTCGAAGCGCGGATTGTCGTCGATTCGATCAGTGCAGATCCGCAACGTCAGGCCGTGCAGCTGGCTTCACAACTGGCCGTGCTGTTGCGGTCGCAAAGCTGGGGCCTGGAGGTCGACTGCGCCGAATTTGTGCGCTCCACCCAGGATTGGACCAAGCCTGAGCTGGACGGCTATTTCGTCTGGCTTGTGGAGTGGGATCAAACGATCTACCTCGGGGCTGAGGAATGGCCTTGGCCGGATGAGCCGCCGGGAACATTGGTGTTTGGTTTCAACGATGACACGGGGCCAGGCAATGAACACAAGTACATCAAGCCGGAGGATCTGTAATGAGCTACGCCTCTGCGCAGCATGATCGAATGATCGCCTCGATGTTGATGCCTTGTATGGTGGTGGCGGTGGATCTAGCTACGGCCATGGTGCGTGTGCAGGCGGATGAGTGGACCAGCGCCTGGGTGCGCTGGCACAGCCTCGCTGCGGGCAAGGCGCGCCATTGGCGGGTGCCAAGCCTGAAAGAGCAGGGCGTGTTGTTCAGCCCAAGCGGTGAGGCTGCGATGGGCACGTTCATTCCTGGCCTGTACGGCAATGCTGGTGCGCAACCGGACAATCGCGACCACGTAGAAGTCTGGCGCTTCGACGACGGTGGCTCCCTGGTTTACGACTGGGAAGCCAACAGCTACACCATCGATCTGCCGGCCGGTACCGTCACGGTCAAGGTTGGTGGCTCAGTTCTGGAGATGACGCCCAGCGGTACGCGGTTGGTATCTGAGCAGATCAGCCTGGTAGGTACGGTCACCGTAGACGGGCCGCTGACAACGACCGGCGATATTAACAGTGCGGGCATGGTCATCGATGTCGGCGGCAATACACCCAACCACAAACACTGATACCGACCCGCCCTGTGCGGGTTTCTTCGTTTTGGAGCATTCGTTCATGAGTAGAAACAAACCTGACAGCCAGGACGCTATTGAGACCGAGCCATCCATTGTCATTGGCAGCACTTTCCGCGACACGCTCTACACGTCACGCACGTTGGTCTTTCCCGATGGCAGCACGGCATCCGTGACCAAGGGTCGTGTTTCGGCCAGCACTGATAAACAGCTCGCCTTCCTCAAGGCCCACCCGGATCTGGAACTGGTACAGGAGTAAGCCTGATGATCGGAATGGATCGTCGCACCGGCAAGCCGTTGTCCGGGCTCGACCATCTCCGGCAGTCCATTGAGGACATTCTCGCCACGCCAGTGGGTAGCCGGCGGATGCGACCAGAGTACGGCAGCCAGATACGGCGTTTTGTCGACCTGCCCGTCAATGCTGGCTGGAAGAGCGCGGTACAGGCCGAAGTGGCCCGTTCGCTTGGGCGCTGGGAACCGCGGCTGAAGCTGGAACAGGTACAGGTCGTCGCCATTGTCGGCGGCCGTATCGATTTCAAATTAACCGGTGAATATCAAGGCGAAAGCCTACTGCTTGAGGTGTCGGCATGAGCACGGTGGATTTATCGGCGTTGCCGGCGCCGCAGGTGCTGGAGTCTCTGGACTACGAGGCGTTGTATGAAGAGGGGCTGTCAGCCTTTCGCGGATACATGGGAGAGAACTGGTCGGCGGCCTTGGAGAGCGATCCGGTGGTCAAGCTCGTCGAGCTGGGTGCCTACGGCAAGATGCAAAACAGGGCACGAGTCAATGATGCGGCCAAAGCCCTTATGTTGGCCTACGCCGAAAAGGAAGACCTCGACCAACTCGCGACCAACGTGAGGCTCAAGCGCCTGGTCATCCAGCCGGAAAACCTGCTCTCGGTACCGCCGGTTGAGGAGGTCAGGGAGTCGGACGATGCCCTGCGTGAGCGCATCCAGTTGGTCTACGAGGGGCTCACCACTGCCGGCCCGCGTAACAGCTACATCTTCCACGCTCGCAACGCTTCGGCTTTGGTGGCCGATGCCACGGCGGAAAGCCCGTCACCGGCTGAAGTGGTCGTGACCGTGCTGAGTCTCAACGGCGATGGCCGGGCTGATCAAGCGTTGCTGGACCAGGTGTTCGCCAAGCTCAGCGACGACGACATCCGCCCGGTTGGCGACCGCCTCACGGTGCAGAGCGCGGAGATCCTCGAATATCGAATTGACGCCGTTTTGCACATGCAGGGCGTCGGCCCGGAAAACGACGCCATCCTCGCCGAGGCGATCAAGCGCCTCGCCGCCTGGATCAATCCGCGCAAGCGCTTGGCGTTGGAGGTGGCGCGATCCGGTGTCGATGCGCAGTTGCACATCAGCGGCGTCGGCCGGGTCGAGCTGCGCGGCTGGGTTGATCTGAAGCCGAACAAGTTCCAGGCGGCCTTTTGCACGGACTACAGCGTGGTCCTTGGAGGCTGACATGACCAGTTTATTACCCCTGAGCAGCACCCAGCTGGAGCGGGCCATCGAGGCCGCGCTGGCTGAAACCACTGAGATTCCACTACGTACTTTGTACAACCCGGACACTTGCCCAGCGCACTTGTTGCCCTGGCTAGCTTGGACCTGGTCGGTAGACCGCTGGGACAGCGGTTGGACTGAGGCGGTCAAGCGTTCGGCCATTCGTTCCGCGTTCTACGTGCATGCCCACAAAGGCACTATCGGCGCGCTCCGGCGCGTGGTGGAGCCGTTGGGCTACCTGATCGAGGTGATTGAGTGGTGGCAGACCGTACCGCGAGGTGTGCCTGGCACCTTTGCTTTGAAGGTCGGCGTGCTGGACACCGGTATTACCGAAGAGATGTACCTGGAGCTGGAACGGCTGGTCGATGACGCGAAGCCCGTCAGCCGTCAGCTAACCGGCTTGGCGATCAGCCTCGAAACCCAAGGCGCTTTAAACATTGGTGTCGCCGTTTATGAAGGCGATGTAATCAACGTCTATCCGCCCATGCAGCGTGACATTGATGTCACTGGCTACATTGGCGCGTCAGGACGTGAGCACACTATCGACACCCTGGACGTGTACCCATGATCGACGTTAATTCACAATTCTTCGCCATCCTCACCAGGGTAGGCGAGGCGAAGCAGGCCAACGCTGACGCGCTGGGTATTCCCTGGAACATTGCACAGATGGGAGTGGGGGATGCGAACGGTACGGATCCTATCCCGGATCGACTGCAAACGAAGCTGATCAACGAGCGCCGCCGGGCGCCGCTCAATCAGCTAATGATTGATCCCCTCGACCCCTCCGTTTTAATTGCCGAGCAGGTGATCCCGGCTGATGTTGGCGGTTGGTGGGTGCGGGAAATTGGGTTGTATGACTCAGACGGCGACCTGATCGCTGTTGCCAATTGTGCGCCGAGTTACAAGTCGCTCTTGTCTCAAGGCTCTGGCCGCACACAGATTGTGCGCATGAACTTCATCATTTCCAGCATCACCAACGTGGTGTTGAAGATTGATCCGGCGATTGTGCTTGCAACGCGGGAGTATGTAGATCGATCAATTGACAATGTGCTGCCGGCGAATAAAGCCGCCGGAACGTATCGCCAGGTTACGATCGATAAGCGCGGAGTGGTTCAGTCTGGTTCCAATCCGACCACGCTCGCGGGCTACGGCATTACAGACGCGCTCCCAAAAAACAACCCATTACCAGGCGGAAGCCTTGATCTGCATGGTGCTGCCTACGCTTTTGTAACCTCACACGATGAGTCTTCTGTTTGTCAAAACTGCTACTACTCCGGTAATGCATGGTTGCGTCACGATATTAGTAGACCGGCAATCTGTATCTCCGTAGATGGAGGACAGTTCTATGTACGACGGGTCGGGGCGGGCCAGAACCCAATCATTTGGCAGACAATGTCACCCGTTTGGGACGCGAGCAATGCGAAGTTTTCGGGGTTGCTGGAACGTCCCACCACGCTCGCGGGCTACGGCATTCGTGATGCCTTCACCAAAACGGAAACCTCCGCGAATATTGATGAAGCCATTGCTCGGTTGATCGGCTCTGCACCGGGTGCTGTCGATACGATTGAAGAACTTGCTCGCGCCCTCAACAACAACCCCAACTTCGCCACTGACATGATCAACGGCCTGGCTACGAAGGCGGACAAAGCGACAACTTTGCAGGGCTATGGCATCACCGACGCGCTCAAAAACGTCAATCCACTGCCCGGTGGCAGCATTGACATACATGGTGCCGCTTATGGGTTTCTGACTGCGCAAAGCGAAGCATCTCTCTGCCAGAACTGCTATTGGAATGGCAGCGCCTGGATGCGTCATAACACGTCAGCTCCAGCGGTTAGCGTTACGGCTGACAATGGACGAGTGACTATTCGCAAGGCAGTGGCAGGTGCAAATCCGATTGTCTGGGGAGCAGTTAGGGAACTGTGGGACAGTGGGAATGCGACTTTTGCGAACCTGTCAGGCAAGCCCACGACGATTGACGGCTATGGAATCACGGATGCCATCAAAAATGTTAATCCACTGCCTGGCGGTAGCATCGACCTACATGCAACGGCGTATGGATTTTTGTCTGCCCAAGAAGAAGCGTCTGTCTGCCAGAACTGCTACTGGAATGGCAGCGCCTGGATGCGTCATGACACCTCCAGAGCAGCTTCTACCCTCGCTGTCAGTAACGGCCAAGTCAGAATCAGGAGTGTCGCTGCTGGTGCCAATCCTATTGCCTGGGTATCTGACTCACCTGTCTGGCATAACGCGGCAGTGACAACCAGTCTCTCAAGTAGCCTGGGTATTCTTGCCCTGCCGAATGGATGGATGCAGCAGGTATTTGAGGTGACGGAAAGCACCTCGGCCACCGATTATCGGTACTTCCCATTGGAGTTCCCGAATGGAGTCTTTGGGGTATTTCCAGTATTGCTCAGTAGCACGATTGGCTCCGGCTGGGGAACGAACGTTGGTGTAGTAACTGGGGGGTGGGACAAGCAGAAGTTTGTATTGAATGGAGGTGGCACCTTCAGCAGTGAAGGGCGTTTCCGTGTTTTGGCTTTGGGGTGGTGATCATGTCTCAGGTGTATTTCAGTCCGTCCACGACTACATTTTTTCGCACCGACACGCATGGCGTGCCTGGAAGCGAGCGCTGCAAGATGCCTTCTGATGTCGTGGCGGTCTCGCAGGAGGTGTTTGAAGCAATGTCATACGCGCGCTCACAGGGCATGCGCTTGGTTTTTGATGCTGATGGTCAGCCTGTCGCCGTTAAGCGCTTGGCACCTACGGCCGCAGAACTGGCTGAAAGTGAGCGGCTGTGGCGGGACCGTGAGTTAAGCAAAACAGAGTGGTTGGTCGCTCGTCACCGCGATGAAATAGATATGGCAATAGTGCCGACTATCCCAATAGAACGGTTCGTCGACCTGCTGGATTATCGCCAGCTTCTTAGGGATTGGCCGTTATCTGATGGTTTCCCGAAGGCTTCCAAGCGTCCACCAGTGCCCGACTGGCTAACTGCTGCGTTGTTAGCTGAGTAGCGAAACAGTGCGGCTGCTCATATGCGTTGCCAAACCCGGCGCACGCTTGCATTAGCTTCACCATTTTTTCAACACAAAAGCCTCGCATACGCGGGGCTTCGTCATTTCTGGAGATCGCACAATGAGTGCAGCTGGATTTTTTCACGGTGTCACGGTCACCAACGTCGACACCGGCACGCGGCCTATCGCGGTGCCGTCCTCATCCATCATCGGCTTGTGTGACACCTTCACACCTGGCCCCGACGCCAGTGCGTTGCCCAACCAACTAATCCTAATCACCCGCGAAAGCGAAGCCATCGCGGCGTGGGGCGCGGACGCGGCGATTACCAAAGCGGTTCAGGCCATCTACGTTCGATCCAAGGCAGTCATCGTCGGCTGCGGCGTGGAGAAGCTGGCAGATGCTGCAGCGCAAACCTCGGCAATCATTGGCGGCGTACTGGCTAACGGCACCCGCACCGGTATGCAGGCGCTGCTGGATGGTAAGAGCCGGTTCAACGCACAGCCTCGCTTGCTCGCGGCGCCGAAGCATACTGCCACGCTGGCGACGGCAACGGCGCTGGTTGCACTGAGCGATAAATTGCGCGCCATGGCGATCATTGATGGTCCCAACACAACCGATGAAGCGGCGATGGAATACCGCGAAAAGTTCGGCAGCAAGCGGGTGTTCCTCGTCGACCCTGGCGTGAAGTTCTGGGACACGGCACTCAGCGCGACCATCGACGCACCAAGTTCAGCATGGGTTGCCGGGCTCTTCGCCTGGACCGATTCGGAATACGGTTTCTGGGCCTCGCCGTCGAACAAGGAGTTTGTCGGCATCACTGGCACCGGCCGCCCTATCGAGTTTCTGGATGGTGACGAAACCTGCCGGGCCAACCTGCTCAACAACGCACAAATCACCACGATCATCCGTGATGACGGCTACCGGCTGTGGGGCAACCGCACCTGCTCCAGCGATCCGAAGTGGGCGTTCGTCACCCGCGTGCGGACCATGGATATCGTCATGGACGCGATTCTATACGGCCATAAATGGGCGGTGGACCGCTCGATCACTAAGACCTATGTCAGCGACGTGACCAATGGGCTGCAGGCATTTATGCGTGACCTGAAAAACCAGGGGGCGGTGATTAACTTCGAGGTATTTGCCGACCCGGAGCTGAACACGGCCAGCCAGCTGGAGCAGGGCAAAGTGTTCTGGAACATTCGCTTCACCGACGTGCCGCCGGCAGAAAACCCCAACTTCCGGGTCGAGGTCACCAACCAATGGTTGACCGAAGTCCTCGATACCAACGCATAAGGAGAGCCTCAGATGGTTCCGCAAACGCTCTACAACATGACTGCCCATATCGATGGCGTCAGCTTCGCCGGGGACATCACCACGGTGACGCTCCCCAAATTGACCTTGAAAACCGATGAGTTCCGCGCGGCTGGCATGGATGCCCCCATTGAGATGGACCAGGGCATGGAGAAACTCGAAGCCAGTTTCGCCGGTAAAGGCGTGCGTGTCGAAGCCATGAAGTTTTACGGCTTGGCCGACCAGACCGCTTTCAACGCGGTGTTCCGGGGTTCCTTCAAGGGGCAGAAAGGCGCGACAACGGGCGTCATCGCGACCATTCGCGGAATGCTCAAGGAGATCGATGGCGGGGACTGGAAGCCAGGTGATTCGGCGGAGTTCAAGTACGCCGTGGCTTGCAGCTATTACAAGCTCGAAGTCGGCGGGAGGCTGATGTACGAAATCGACCCG